CAGATGTCGCTGATAACAATTCATCTGTCTATATAGGCAATGGTTATGTTGTTTATTATGATATTAAAAGCTCATGGGGCAATAATCAGAATATTGAAATAAAAATCAAAAATATAGGTTCAGAAACTATATCAAACTGGGCTTTGAAATACGACGCTCATGGAGAGATAAGCGGACTTTGGAACGGCATTGCTTACAGCAGCGAAACTCAGTATATTATAAAAAACTCAGGATATAATTATGAAATTCAGCCCGATCAGGAAGTGAATTTCGGTTACTGTGTGACAGGCGAAGGTCTTGAAATTCCAAAAGTTTTTGAAATCTGTTCACAAAGAACCGATAAAGCAGAAAATGAATATATTGTTTCGCTGAATGTTACCAACGATTGGGATAACGGTTTTACCGGTGAAATAAAAATACAAAATCTCTCAGCCGAACCAATCCCCAGACTTTTGGCGTGCCTGATTCGGAGTATATATTTGAAGTTGACGTTCCGCCAGATGTCGAAAACTTTTCAAATATTGATACCGATACAAATCCTTTCGAGATATCGGTTAAAATGAAAGCCGCAGGAAATATTCTGTCAAATCTTGATGCAAGAGAAAGCCTTTACTCAAATGCAATGACAAATGATGCAACTTTAGGAATTTGTCCTGAATTTATTTACGATAAGGGTTGCAAAATTGAAGAAGCTGTGATACAATTTAAAATAGATGACGAGAATGCAGTCGAAGCAGATACAAAAAAGGCTGAAGATCCTGAGTTCTATACACTGTTTCCATTGCTTATTTCAGTATTAGAATTAGGCAATCAAGGCATATCTACTGCTTTTTCATGTATATCGGACCTTTTCAGTAACACGGTCAAAACTTGTAATTAATGAAATAAGAAGATTATTGAACTTAGAGGAGGATTTTTTTGATAGATGGCAATAATGAGTTAGAAAATCATATTTACTATGTTTGCTTAATAAATGTTATTTTATTTCTGATTGGCGTATTTGCTGATGTTTGACAAGCAAAATCCAAAAAACTGACAAGCAAAACGCAAAAAAGTGATGAAATGTTTCAACAAAACGAAACACTCATCACTTTTTTTGAATTATCGAGAATTTTTGAAACGTATTTTTTACAGCTCTAAAATGTCATTTAAATCGCATTTTAAAAATCTGCAAATCAGCTCAAGATGTGAAAATTTGAAACCGACAGCGATGTTATTGCAAAGCTGTGAGATTGTGGACGGTCTGATGCCTGTCGCCTGCGCAAGTTCAGCCTGAGTAATGCCCCTGGAATTAAGCAAAGCCCTTAATTTTACTCTCATGATTACCTCCGGTATGTTTTTTACAACATAAATAACGAAATCCGTTATTTATTCTCTAAAAAAAATACTAGAAATTTGTGATTATTACCTCTTTGAAATCACCTGATGAAAGACTGTTATTGCGGGTGACCGCCTGAATATTGTAGTCTTTATACAGGTCTCTCACATACTTGTCATCGTTGTACGACAGTACAAATCTGCCCTTGATCTGGTGAAGAACTCTGCAGAGCCGCTCATGGTCATCCTCGGTAAATTTAACAGTGTAATGTCGCTCTGTCTTGTGGTATGGAGGGTCGCAGTAGAATAAAGCTTTCTCACGGTCGTATACCTTGATAAGATCCTCAAAATCTTTGTTTTCGATCACTACTCCATCCAGTCTTGCCTCGATATCTGCGAAATTATCTGTGTTAAGCCGCTTTTTGTTGCAGCCGAACGTTCTCAGACTTGCTCCGAAGCCTGTCTTGACAAGCACATAGAACATAGCAGCCCGCTGAATGTCTGTAAATCCGGTTACAGATATGCGCTCACGGCAGTCAAGGAACATTTCCAGGCTGTTTAAATAGTATTTTATCTCCTTTTTAAGCTCATCAGAATGATATTTTAAGCATCTGAAAAAGTTGACCAAATCACTGTTGGCGTCATTATAGATCTCTAGATCAGCGTGTTTGCCTTTTGCAAAAAGTATAGACCCGCCTCCGCCGAATACATCGATAAATCTGTTGTAGCTTTCAGTAGGCGGGAAAGACTTGATGATCTTACTTTTAAGCTGGCTCTTTCCACCAATCCATGGTATTGGACTTTTCATAAATATGACCTCCTTTTAATATAGTATACAGCTCCGAGCGGATTGCCCGGAGCTGTTACTTTTAAATCTTTTTAAGCCAATCAGCAACAACATAATAATGCTTGCGACCAAGCTTGATTTTTCTCCAGTAGTGACCGTGATGAAATTCATAAAAATCATCAGCGACTTTTACCGGAGTATTATCTTCGAGAACGCCAACGATCGTTCCGGCGGTGAAGTTGCAATCGCTCCTGTAATTAAGCCTAGTGACTGTCACCATTTGGCTGTATGATGTTTCTTTTGTATCCATAAGCTACTCCTTTACTTTATCGTTGCAGACAGCTTTTTAATAAATTTAGTCCCCGCAATACCGTTCTGAGTATAGCCCCACTTTTTCAACAGAGCATTGACCGCCTTTAGGGTACCGTCTCCGAACGTGCCGTTGTTGTCAAGTTTGTACCCTGCCAGCATAAGGAGCTGTTTCAGTGCAAGAACTCCATCGGATTTATCACCTTTCTTAAAGCCCGAACTGTCAAGTACCTTAGACGTGCTTGTGTTAGTAGCCTTAAACCCGTTAAGCCCCTTAGCCTTTATCACAGATGGGTAATCCACATAGCAGTAATCCATGTCTACCGGCACGGAAACACCGCTGACCTTGCCCGTTGAACTGTACTGCCACATACCGTATGTGCCGCCGTAGTTGCACTTGCTGTTGTATTCTGCAATCCACAGTGCATAGCGTCTTGCGACATCATTTGTTATGTAAGTCTGGAGCGGACTGCGGCTGATATACAGACCTGCGAAGTAGCCTGCTTCCTCCAGCGCAGTGCAAAAAGTTTTTACCATGTCGGAGCATACCGTTTTACCGCGTGCAAAAGCTTTCTGCCACTCCAGATCAAAGTAAATCGGGTATTCAAAAGTTTTGCCCTTGATGTAATCGAGACAAAGAACTGCGTCCTGTTTCGCACCGGATACCGTTGTCTGCCATGTATAGTAATATGCGCCGACGTCAAGCCCAGCTGCCTTTGCATTTTTGTAATGCGTTTCAAAAAGCGGGTCTTTTACTACACAGTTCTTCGTGTGATCCCAGTTATTGCATCTGATAATAACAAAACTGTAGCCCGCCGCTTTGACCTTTGCGAAATCTACGTTTGTCTGATACATAGAAACATCAATGCCTTTAATTGTCGCTGCCATGATAATTATCCTCCTTGTTATTTTTATAGTTTTTCTGATACTGCGTACCGAAATAGAACGATATCACCACAGTAAACACCGTGATGAACTGCTCTGCTGAAATCGTGCGGCGCAGTGCCAGCACGCAAAACACCGCTGTCAACAATATCGTCACGATAGACTTGACGTCTATAAGCTTTGCAAATTTCTGTTTCATATCTTGCTCACTCCTTTATCTCAAAAGCAAATCTGCTTAACAGATATTTCTTGCCGTTAAGCAGCACTGTCTGCGTGGGCACTGCATAATCAGGATAGTAGTCGCTGTCATTCTGCCCCGATGTGTGTGAAAGAATGTGATAAAGGTTTGTAAAGCCTTTGTTCAAAGTCGACGATGTCACAGGTGTGAAAGAGGTCAGCCACTTGCGCCGACACACAGGTCTGACAGGCACAGACTTTATCGTCATTCCGTCAGTAAATACAGAACATAACCGTATGTTGTTGTCTGCACAGCTTGTTGCCAAGCCGTACCCCTTTTCCTGCGTTTCATAGTCTGTTACCTCGCCGATAACGATGTTAATGCCTGGGCGGTCATTCTGATTGCCGTCAATGCCTATGGCTGCCAAGCCGTCCTGTTTGTATATGACCCAACGCCTTTTTGGAGAGATGTTGCTATAAGTTCCAACACATGGACAAGTCAAATCTTCCGTTCGCAGGTCAATCCAGCCGTTTGTTCCCGTGTCGCTGAATTGACCACGCAGAAACACCTCATCAGTGACCCACAGATTGAATACAACATCATTCGTGCTGAGTGTTGCACCATCGCCCTCATAGACTATCTTTTTAAAGTCCCACACCTCGATAAGCTTCTTGACTAATCCTCTTAGTCCGTCTGTGCCCTCATATATTTTCATCTTCGACCGCCTCCGCTATGCCTGTTATACCTATATTTCCGTACGCTTCTCCCACTGACACTCCCACAAGGCTCTGTCCGCTCGCCATATCGGGTATAGTGTCGATAATATCCATATTGCCGTTGAAGTCCTCGATGCTGAACCTGTCCGACCTGTCGGGCTTTTTAAGTCCGAGATTTTCCGTGAAACTAGCCAACTATACTTCCCCCTTCCGCATTTTTGCCGACTATGAGATAGTACACCTTGAAAACGTATGTGCCGCCCTGGTCTGAGGTGTGTTCAAGGTATGCCTCCCAGTCGATGTCCCTGCCGTTGCTTGCGACTTTGTATTGAAAACTCTGCGACTTGAAGTGCTTTTTGCCCCAGTCGCACACCATAAACACCGCAGGCTTAGTGACCCCCGAGGGTATCATTCCTGTGCGTGTATTGTATGACCACTGGGAACCGTTGTCGGCGTTGACCTTCATATTCACCGTGAAAGACCCCCACCGCATATACAGTGGGTAGAGCCTGTTCACAAGGCTTACTATCTGCGCCGCTGTCTTTGCACGAAACACTGCTGTACCGCCGTCTAAAAGCTCGTCCGTCTGTTCGCCCGAGTACCGCAGCTCATACTCCTCCTCGCCCACTATTTCTTCAAGAGCTGCCACCCTCGCCGTGAGCTGCTGGATAAACTCCTCGGTGGTGGGCGTTGTCTGACCTGTGTCCGCTGTATCGGCAGTATTCTCCGCCTGCGTATCAGCCACAGTTGTTATCTCATTTTCGTCCATAATCTCGCCTCCTAAAGCTGTTCTTCCACCGACAGACCCACCGCAGAAATATCGGCTGAAAGTCCGCCGTCAAAATTGAATCCTATGTTAGTTATTGGTATATCGTAGCTTTCACCGCTGTCGCTGACGTATGTCACAACGTCCCCGACGTCAAATCGTGGGTCGCCAAGGCGGTGAAAAAGCTCCGTTGTATACCACGAAAAGCCGCCTATCCTATGCCACAATGACCGCAGCAGCGACATTGTCATATATGGATTCTCAAACTCCACCACACGCCCTGCCGAGCCTGTGGTGTTGCCCAGCCGCAGAGTTTCGCTGTCGCTGACCTTGCAGACAATGCCTGCCAAAACATTCGGACGTTCCCCCAGCGTTGGCAGGTCGATAGTGTTGTTGTCCAGTATCTTCACGCTCGAGCCGTACCATTTGCGGACGTATCTGCCGTATCGGTCAACAAAACCGAACTCGCCTTGTGCCGAGGCGATGTAACTGAGCATCTGCCGCATTGTGGTGTCTTTGGGTATAGAGCTTATTTTGAAGTCGAAGTTTGCGGTCTTTAGGCGTATATGCCCCTTGCCGTAAAGCCTTGCTCCGCCCTTTACACGGAGTTTTGCAGGCTTTGTGTAGTCATTGCCGTTTTGAACCCCCAACTGCTTGCAGATATCGTCCTCGATAGCTTTGCTCCATGCAGGCAGGGTGACAGTGGGCTTGTAGACCTTGTCGGAAAAATACAGCCTGTCCGCAAAAGTGACCTCAGTATTTCCGCCCGACTTTTTCGACTTAACGCAGGTGAAATGTCCGAGCGGTATTCTCTCTCCGTCAAGCACCTCTCCAAGCTTGCTTATCTGCTCCACTGTAAGCTTTGAAAGCTCAGCGTAGGTGTAGGCTTCTAGGGTGGAGTAGGTGGTCACGCCTGTGAGGTCTGCAAGGTACAGGGACAGGTCATACTCTTTGCCGAGGAAACGTGTTTCAGCATCGTTTATCTGTAATGCCCAAGACTGTGAGCACACTGCACCAAGCTCTATGTCGTCACTGAGGCTCGTTGACTGCACGTCACTGGTAGCGGACATTATGTTGTCCCCCATTATTACGCTCTCGTCGTTTTCAAGCCACATACGCCATGTGCGGCAGTAGCTTTCGATGCGTGAGGAGACGGTTGTACTTGTTGTATACATATATCCGCCTCCTACTGCATGATAAGGTCAACAGCAACGCCTTTGCAAAACTGCCGCTTTTCGTCCCAGCCGAATATTTCATAGCTTGGATCTCCTGCATAGACCCTTATTTTGATTTCATTAAAAGTCTCGTCCAAAAGTGTGGCGTTAAAAAATGGGCTATCAACATTTGAGATATACTTATTTATCTGTGCAGTCTGCTCGCCTGTGAGATGATACCATTTAATAGTGACCGTTTTCTTTATAGCCCTGATGTCTCCGACCATAAGACAATTAGCGGTGCGCCCTGCATTGCCCGACCAGATTTTATTGTTACAAAAAGTAATTTCAGCAGGAGTGGCTACCGTTTCTTCTTCAAATTTCAATCCATTTGATTTCATAGTATCCCTCCTATACTTTTATCGGCGATTTGCCGTTGCGCTTGATAAAATCATTTATATCGTCAATAACGATCTGTGACAGCACTCTGCCCTTTACTTCGATTGGTATCGTTACGCTTATTTTCTGATTGCCTACAGCTCCGCCGTAAACAGCAAGCGCCTCAAACAAAGCCTGCTTGATCGTATCCAGCGGAGCTTCGATGTTTGTGCCGCGTTTCTGGTCGCCGAGAACCGCAAGAAACTCGGAGTTCGGCGGAATTACCGCGCCGGTGGCGAGCATTGGAATCTGAGGAACTGGTATAGGGTCATAGTCCCAAAACTCATCAAATGGTGTAAAGCCTGCTATTTCAATATCACGAATATCATTAAGTATGCCATTAAGAAAATCCAGTGGAGTAGAAATAACTTTATTTATTCCGCCAATTATGCCGTTTACAACCGTTGTGAATACTCCTGTTATACCCTCTTTGATACCGTCAAAAATTTTGCCACCAGTCGAAAATACGTCCTTAACTGCTTGCCAAGCCTTTGAAAATATATCTTTAAACCAATCAGCTACCTTAATAAACGGTGATTTTATTGCAGTCCACAAATCCCTGAAAAATTGTGCTGTAGCCGAAAACGCCGATTTTATATTTGTCCACGCAGTTGTAAATATATCTCCAAACCAACTTCCTACTGCAGAAAAAATGTCTTTGATTCCTGTCCACAGATTTGAGAACCAACCTATAACGGCATTCCAGACAGACAAAATACCGTCCCAAGCTGCTTGGAAAATTCCCGTAAACCATTCTGCCACGACGGCAAATACATCTTTTATGCCTTGCCATATTCCGGCGAAAAAGTCTTTAATTGATGTCCAGACCTCTGTTACCCAGTCTACAAATTGCTGTATGGTCATTTTAAAGCTGTCCCACAAATCAATAAAAAACTGTTTTACTGTTTCCCAATTTTTGTACAGCAATACGCCGATAGCGATAAGCGCACCGATTCCTAGACATACAAGTGTGATTGGACTCGTCAAAAAATTAACTGCTACACCAAGTGCAGTAATTAACGGTGTCAATACACTTGTTCCTGCCGCCAATGCGGCAAATGCACTTACTACGCCTTGAATTATTCCGGATATTGCAAATGCCGATCCCAAAGTCCCAACTACAACAGCAAAATTTTCGACAGCAGTCTGATGATTCTTTATCCAGTCACTAACCCCATTTAAGGCTGATGTAATACCTTTCAACGCGCCTACTATAATACCTCCGGTCCATGTTGCAATAGGCTTCAAAAATTTATCCCACAGCCATTTACCCATAGGTTTTAACGCTGAAATTGCTGAATCAAGAACTTTTATAGCTGCCGCCAGCAAATTAAGAAATGTTGGTATCAAAGTACTTATAGTCCATGATGCCATAGGGAGCAAAATATTATCCCAGAACCATTCGATACCGTCAAATATGTCGGCAGTTAAAGGCTTTAATGCGGATGTTACATTTTCAAATGATGTAATGAGCGGTGAGAAGTCAATGTTCTGCGCCCATTCAACAGTGTCTGCCGTTATGTTTTCAATTGTGTCGAGTATATCATTAAAAATATCAAGAATGTCCTGAATAATTTTTGTACCACTGCTATCAGACCAAGCGGAGGAAAAATTGCGTGACACATATCCGATTGTATTATTAATGTTTGTCCATATACCGAGTAAATGTTCAGAAATTTGTTCGCCCGTTCCGTTACTCCAAACATCGGTGAATGATCCGCCTATGCTTTTGATAACACTCCATACACCCTCGAAAGCAAATCTCATACTATCTGTTACCTTGACTCCATTTTTATCCCAAGCTTGTTTAAATGGCGTAAAAATAGTATTAAAAGATGATTTTACCCAATAAAAAAAATCTTTAAGCTTTTTATCGGCATCAGATGTATCAACATCTACAGTAGTGGAGATCGTATTGCCGCTTAGAGTACCGACCACTGGCGATGCATTTGTATCAGATGAGGAACTGTTGTCCGCCAGCTTATTTATCTGATCAAAGCTTGCAAGTGCATTTTCTTGAGCCTCGACAGTAGCTTCAGCCGATGTTGCCATATCGGAATAATTTTCCGCCGCCTGCGAAGAACTTTCAGCAACTCCATCTGTTGTATTCATCAGTTTAATTCCAAACACCTCAGAAAGTGCTTTAACTGCTGAATTAGCAACAGCTGTCAAACTTTGCAATTCCGCTGTTATGTTTTTTACAACTGTTACAGCACCAGAAAGAACAGGCTGTCCTATTACAGCAAGCAACTGTTTCCAAGACTCTTTCAGATTACCGATGACATTTTCCCAGCCGTCTGCTTCTCGCGCGGCTTGTCCCTCCGCTCCAGAAAGAGCATTTGCATCCTTGACCATTTGCAATAGTGTAAGTTGCTTCTGAGCTTCGGATAATTCCATAAATGATTTTCCATAGAGTTTATTAGCCGCTGTGTTTCGCGTAGTTTCTGTACAACTCAAACCCAAAGCAGCATCGTTTTCAAAGTTGCCTTTCAAGAACGATTTTAGGCTTTCTGCAGTATCTTCAAGGCTTCGATCGTAATATGCCGCACTGTCTGCTGTTACCTGCAACGCTTCTTCCATCATTTTTAGAGCACTAACTGAATCCATACCCGTAGTTTTAGCAAAAGCATAAATAGATGTGCCTACATTTTGAAGTCTTGTCTGAAGAATGCTACTGTTATCAGCTACACTTTTCATAGCATTATCTGCAGCAGATTTTAAAGTTCCAAAAGTCTGTTGCATTTGAGAATTTGCAGCATTTATATCTGCAGCAGCTTCAAGAGCTTCTTTTCCACTGAACACAGTACCAAGTGCTGCACCCATTTTTAAAACTATATTTCGGAGATTATTAAGCTGGTTACCTAAACTGTTTATACCTTTGGAAAATCCTTTTGTATCTATTTTTGTATCGAAATTAAGTCTGCCGTCAATTGCCAATTATATCAGCCTCCTTTCTTGACAAAATCCTCCATACGCTGTATAATGAAAAAAATACATAATGGGAGGAAATGTTATGTTTTGCTTTAAATGCGGCGCAGAAATATCCGATGAATCAGATTTCTGCATGAAATGTGGAACTGAAATTCTGCATCACAATAAAACCGAAATTGAAGAAGTCAACTCGATTTCAACTATACCTATGAATGCCACAATAAAATCGGCTTTTGTGTCAACTATAATAGTTTCGGAAACGGAGATCTCATACAAAAGTGGGCTCAAAAGCGAAACTATAAAAGTATCCGACATATCAGATATTAGATATACAGCCGGAACTCCTTCCGAGAACGGTCGCTTGTTTATAACAGCAAACGGAAAATCATATAACGTAATGTTTTTCTTTAACAATAATAAAAAAATTGCTGAGTTATGTGGTTACTTCTCCGCACTTAGCAATAATACTTTTATACCGATGGAAGTAACCACATCAACTTCATCACAAACAGGCGAAACACAACATGAAGAAAAAACGTTATCAAAACGTCAGCGTATAAAGGAAAACAAGAAAAACGGTATTGCTTGCTGTCCTAAATGTGGAAGTACTTCGCTTACGGCAAACAAAAAAGGCTTTGGAGTCGGAAAAGCAGTCATAGGAACTGCTGTTGCCGGTCCAATAGGTCTTGTTGCCGGAAACAAAGGAGCAAAAAAAGTTCGTATAACTTGCCTTAACTGCGGTAATCAGTGGTGGGCGTAATAAAAAAGTCAGTCCAAACGGGCTGACTTTTTTATAACAGATTATTTATAAAATCAAGTTCATCCTGTTCCTCTGCTGTAAGCTTCACCTTAATATCAATAAGTTCTTTGTTGTTCCGGTAAAAGTCCTGTTCTCCTTTACTAAGTTTTTTATTGTGTGCAAGCTTATAGCGTATATTTATAACATTACTGTATAAACCCTCACCAATCTCATTAAAAAGGCCTAAAACCGTCCACCAATGCATATAATCAATTTCACGAATTTCCTTTCCTGCTACCTTATTGAGAGCTGGAAAAATAATCCCTTCATCCTGATCCCAGTTTATCAACGGTTTAGGTTGACGTTTAGATTTTGGCATATCTCCGCCGTCAAGAAACCATTTGGCTTGTTCTGCCGCTTCGTAAAGATCCGAGTTAGGTATCTGATCGTGATGCTTGTACAACAGTTGTATACATCCATATGTTTTGGCTTTGTCATTAAGCGTATCGTCATTGCACATAGAAAAAATCAGCAAAGCTACGCGATAATCACTATATATTGAATATATTTTACCGTTGACTGTCAAAGCTTTAGGCAATGCACCTATCATTTTGTTTCACCAACAATGGTATTGCGCTGTGCCGCATAGGAATTAAGTTTCTCCTGTGATTTCTTTCTTTCCTCCACAGAACATTCATTTATGTACGCGAAGATGCACTGCATAAAATTCATAAATATTGGTTGACCTCCGGCAGGCGAAAGACATGAATCAGTTCCGAATACTATTAATGAAATATCATAACCAAAGATCTCATTTATAAGATCCTTCACCGCCATATCAAGTTTGTCCACACTATCAGCGGCAAGTTTCAGCTTTTCAAAGTCCGGATTATTCTCATCAAGATTCTGCAGATCATTGATAGAGTTCATATCGATATCTCCGTATCTACTGCGTATATTCTCATATTTCTCATCAAAGCCTGAAATTCGGTTAATAAACTGAGTATCTGTTGGATTAATACGGATTATTTTATCCGGATTCCCATTTAATTCGATATTTTTGTATCCGTCGTCAAAACTAAGCTTAATTGTTTCTGACATAAAAAACACTCCTTAGAAAAGAGGGGCTTAGTCGCCCCTCAAATTATCCTTCAGCCAGCGGCGTAAATGTCACCACTTTATTTGCGATTGTTACAGTACCCTTAATACGATTGCCGCAGGGTTGGATATTAAACGGTATGTTGACACCGCCCTGCGGTCCGCCATATGACTGCGGCTTAACGATGCAATCTTCCATCCATGCATCGTAAGGACCTTCGGTCTTATCGATAAGCACCTCAAGATATTTGCTCTTGCAGTCGTCGCCAACAAGACGATCCAACGCAATAGATTTGATCTTTTCGTAAATCGCATCTTCTGTATTTGCGTAGTAGGTTTCAACAGACAAACTAGGTTCGTAACCGTTGTCATTTACATCTGTTTCATCAAGGATATTCTTAACAGTCGCGGTATCCGGTCCCAAATCCATAGACATATCCTCAATGTTTTTGCCGATCAGGAACCATGACGGAGTTTCTCCGCCAAAAGTGGAATCCAACAAATGCATAAGATGACTTCTTTTAAGCTTTTTTATTCCTGTAGCTGCCATTTATATTTCCTCCTCAAATGTAAAATGTATCTGTATCTGATACAATCCTCTGTCTCCGTCCTCATCCAGAGCAAGCAGTATGCCATTATCAGCGGATATACTGATAGGTTCAAAATTTCCTGCAAGTTCTGGATAATTCCGGCTACTGTTCTGTTTTTCAATCCAGAAGATAAAATCCTCCGTAAAAGCTGATGCATTGAGCCTTGACAGATCATCGGCTGTGTACTCTCTGCTCTGGAGCAAAGCATTGTACTGCCATATCTGATTTCCGCACACGTCCTCACTGAGTTTTACAAGACCTGATGTCTGTATACTGTAATTAACAGGTTCAGACTCAGTCTGGTCTATGTGCAGATCAATATCTCCAAGATTGGGATACTGTAACACATATTCTTTCATAGCCTCCAAAAGGCTTTTATTTTGCTCCGGCAATTCGTTTCACTCCTTTGATTATTCCGGACAGATGATCGGGTTTCATACGCTCAAACCATAGTCTGCCTCGCTTGCCCCCAAGGTTAAGCCCCTGCTTGCCCATACCTTTGTTATCGTAATAATTTTTGCGGGCGTATGGTGTGTTGTAATGCACCATGCCTGATCCAACTACCGTTGATGTAATACCGGACTGTTTAAGCTTACCGGTAAGCATTGGCACATAACTATCACAGCAACGTAATACTTCGCTGTCGATATACTTCTGTACTCGGCCGCCTTTTTGCAGACCACGCCTCGCAAACAGTTCATTTTCGGGAGCGACCGTGAGAGTTACTTTAATACTGTTATTACTCATTTAGCCGTCACCTCCGTGTGCCGCATTATGGGACTGCCGTAATCCTTGCGCTCTACAGTACTGATTTTGAGCGGGCTTACAGCCTTAAGCAACTCTGCCACAGAGGCTGTCACGTCAAAATCAATATCGCCCTTTGCAATATAGTCGGACTTATCGACTACAGCCAACAACGGCAGATGTATCAACGCCCGGTCAACATCGGTCTTGCCCGTCTTTGCAATGTTTTCGGCTTCGGTGTCCTGCCACCAGCACGGATAATGCTGTGTAATAAATGCACCGTCGGGCTGTTTGTGCCAGACGGTGCATTTTGTATTATATCTCATTTATATCCACCCCACAGACCTGAGATTAAGGTATCTGGAGGCGGTCTTGATCAGCTCATCGGCGACAGCAGTCTGAGTGGTCGAATAACTTATCGAATAATCTCCGACCTTTTCGGAGGCTATCTGTTTATCCGGCTGTGCGGAGTACATGATCTCTGCACAAGCACAGCAGGCTTTGGCAAGGCTGATCTCGTCGGTCTCGGCAAAGCTCAGACTGTCGAGATATTCCGATGCACGCTCCGCAAAATAAGGATAATCCGTTTCGGAAATCTTATTGCCATGAAAATCAGCAGTGTAAAACGTGTAATCAGCATAAGCCATAGCCTACACCTCCGTTTCGCTTGTCGTATCCTCTACCGCAACTGCATCGACGATTTCCTGAATGATTGCGTCCTTCTTGCTTGCCGACCCGAGGTCAATGCCAAGTTCGGCGGCATAAGCTTTTAGTTCAGGGACTGTCATGCTCTTATAATCAATGACATTTTCATTTTCGCAATAGTCGGCAGGCGGTTCTATTGTTATTGGCTTCTCGTTAAAAGTCAATCCTACTGTCTTTGCCATAACGACACCTCCTATGCCTTGTGGTGCAGATAAATACCTGCCGCCTTGTTTTCGTACACATCAGCCAGACCATAAGCACGGAAGAAGAACAGCCAGCTGTCATCCGTCTGATTTTCCTCCGGCGTAACGACCTTGTTTACCGTGTGCTTAGGATACTGGATAACCGCCGACTTCTGGATTATCATAAAGTTTATATCCTTTGCGGTTGTCGCCTTAGCAAAACCGCCTGCCGTTTCATCGACGCCCTCTGATTTTGTCGTGCCGTCCTTAAGATCGATCGCAGTGTAAAATCTGCTCTGAGGCACTTTTACGATCTTAGCAAAGCCGTCAAGTACAGCCTTTGACTTTGTGGTGTCCACATTGATAGCAAGGTTATACAGAGTAGGAGTGATGTACAGAATACGGTTTTCCGGCGATACTTCGTCTTCGTCCATTTTGTTCTGTGCAGTGATCAGAGCGGTAAGGACATCATTACCCGATGAAAGTGTTGCTCCTGCAGAAACCTTAGATATGCCTGTTGTACCTGCATAGGTCGCGAACCTGAATGCGTCCTGTTCGGGAGCAACCTTGACGCGGATAAACTCTGAGGACAGTCTGCCGAAAGCAAGTCCTGCAGTCTCCTCATTGTCCATATTGTCAACGCTGAATTTACGACCTCTGTCGTAATTAAAGGTAACAGTCTCGTTTGTAAGAGTAACATCGCCCTTTACATAGCCACTGTTTCTGGAGTAGTCCGCCAGACCGTCCATAGAGATCTTAGGGATTATGATCTCATTTGCGTTTGCGCCCGCTTTAACAAGAGTAGGATCGCTGTCGAGATCGGCGGTCAAAGATGCCTGCTTGTAAACCTCGTCAAGCAGTGCGATGTAGGTTTTAAATTTTGTAATTGCGTTTGCCATAATATTTTACCTCCGTAAAATTACTTAGTCGCAGGCAGACCCATTACGGCTCTTGCCTGTGCGTCTGATGTTGTTTCTGTTGCCGAACCGTGGTCAAGACCGGTGTCTATCCTTGCGGTAGGCTCATCACCATCCGCAAAGAGAAATGCTTTGTCGGCCTTAAGCTTGTCAAGCTGTTCGGTAAGACCTGTGATCTTGCCGTCATCGTCAAGCTTGAGGAGCGACGAGTCAAGCTGAGACTTGACAATGTCCACATCTCTTGCTTTTGCTCCGGCAAGGGACAGTTCCAGAGCCTTGTCAAGCTTAAGTGCGGCAATATCTGCATTGTACTTGCTTTCCCAGTCGGACGCCGCTTTCTTAAGTCCTTCAATGTCCTCGCCGTCAAATGCTTTGACCTTATCAGTAAGCTCTGAGATCGTGCCTTTTGCCGTTTCCAGTTCTGCGTTAAGGTCTGTGTACTTCTGCTGTTCTGCGGTCAGCTCCGCTGTGTGCTGTTCAAGCACCTTGTTTGCCTGCTCCTCGGTAATACCGAGAGCTGTTAAATCTTTCAGTTCCATAGGGATTTTTCCTCCTTAATTTTGAGTATAAAATTTATCTCCTCGCAAGCGGCTCGGATTTTTGCTCCGCAAAAACGAGGATAAATAAAACGCCCTTGAAAGAGCGTTTTACTATCGTTAAAATGCAGTTTTAATCATCTGATAAATCTACAAGGCATTTAATAACCAAACAAATACCTTTTATTATTGTGAAGACCCATGCGGCTACATAACAGCCAACGGGGATTTGCCCTGTATCGAGGGCGTAAAGCAATATAAGGGTTGAAAGCATAAATTATCAGCTCCTTTTTGCAAAATTAAAAGCCCCCAGTAGCTGGGAGCTTATTCATTATGAATTTGAAAATAAACCTTATCATAAATATCCAATGCTTTATATCCGAAATCTGTCATATTATTCTGATTTTCGTCCATGCCATAAACAACTGATATGTTGCTAATTATGCATTGAAACATAGAAACATCTTTATTATTTATTTCTATCTGACTTGTTTCGGGGAAGAGCTTGTATGGGTATTCCAAATCTTCAAAATCGCCATATTTGACAAGCATTTCATATTCATCTTTTTTGAAATTGAATATCATAATAATACACCTCACTTTGGATTACATTGAATAAGCACGCCCGTTTCAGGATTTATGGATACTGCACATTTATCTGTAACAAATAGCTGAGATATTTTAGGTTTACCATCTTCATCATATAAAATGTTACCGTTTTTATCCCTGCTAATTTTGGGTTTCATTGCTTTACCATTGGTCAAAGCATCCTGAATATCTTGAAGTTCAACGCCAAGACGTTTCTTACCCGTATCAGGATCTTTGATTACACCAATAACACGTTCAATGAAATGATCCGATTGCCCAGTTATTTCAATACCGTTAGTTGTAGTTAAACCAACAAGACTGTTGTTAATCTCATTGTGCAACTTCTTATAATGATCGTAACCTACAAGCGGAGAAATTTTTCCCTTTTTTACAGAAGTAATATATGCATTCATCAATTTGTACTCAGGAGAGTTATTATACTTCATATTTTCAAAAATGTCAAGGCTTTTCGGCGGATTTTCTATGCCGTAGCTTTTCATTTGCTTAACAAAGTAACGATTATTCCCATATACCGCTTTCTGCGAAACACTCTTGTTAAATCCAACAACCCGAACTCTGTCCTTTTCGGGATAAAGATCGTTCGTATCGCAAAACTCAGACAGCCGTTTTTCCTTAGTTTTCAGTATAGCCGAGTGGCGTTCAAACTGATTTTGCAGTCTCCGTTTAAGCACCTCGTCTTCCGTCTCAGAGATAGCACCGTCATATGCAGCTAAACGTCTTTTTGTAGCTCGTATAGACCGCTCCATAGCACGCTGTTTCTGCGATAATTCATACTGTCTGTTGTTTTCGGTCACGTCAACAGGGAGATTAGCACGTTCGGAAATTCCCTCGAAAAACGGATAAAAATCATGTCGGCAGTTCCAGCCTTTCAAGCCGTCACCCGTTCCGTAGCCTGTGGCGGTGCTGAGTTTAGGGTATTTTTTAGATTTGCCCGAAATGCTGTAAACCTTGCCTTGCCATAAAGCGTGTGAGGGACGCGCGCCCATGTGTGCGGTGACCTCAACCAGATCGCAGTCCATTTCTGCGGCAAGATCAAGCTGCATCTGACCTGCAGTCTGACTTATGCCCGTCATTACCGCACGCCGCACTGCAACGTCTGCCCAGTCGGTCTTACCCGATGGATAAGTTACAGTCGCAATACCTTGTTTAGCAAGCTCGACAACTGCGTCGTAAATAGCATCCTGATATGTAAAAGCACCGCTTTGTACCTTTAACCATGCCTTGTCCATAAGATGAGTAACAGTTGCCTGCGAGGACTCTACCATGGACTTACACAGATTTTTTGTCATACCATTTGCATTTTTAACGCCTGCCTTAAGCGTGTTGGATAATGCCACCGACCTCAGAACGGCGGAGCAGTCCTTGCCGTAAGTTCTGTATATCTTGGCGTCGTTGTTGATTGCCTCCTTACAGGCATCGGTGTACAGCTTTGATATCTGCCGCTTTGATTTGCCTGTAAATTCTGCAAGCATAGCAGTGATCTCTTTTGTAGACATCTTCAGCTGGCTTGCTTTGTACAACTGCCATTCCGCCGAGGGAGTAAGATAGTCCGCTTTAACAAGCTTTTTGGCAATAGACTTGATTATATCAGTCTGTACCTCGCTTACAAGATCAATCAAGTCATCTGGCAGTTTTTGTAACGTCTGAGGGGTAAGCATTACTCCTCACCGTCCTCAAAGCCCATAAGCTCATCGTCGGTAGGTTCACCGTCTGCAAGATGTGCCTTTGCCTCCTCTTCCGATTCGCCGTACCATTTAACACGGTATTCCCACTTCTGCATTAAACCTGCTGTTACATCATCTTTGTCACGTTGTCGCTCGGCATTTTCGTCTACCAGTGGACTTTGGTCAAAGACTATGGATATATGTGCGTCCTCCTTGACCTGTGCGTCGATAAAGCTGTGGCCTATCCAGAGGAGCGTTTTAACAAGACCATGCAAAAAGCTCTCAACTTTTATAAAATGCTTGTGTGCGTTTTGGATCAAGTCCTGCTTGTCGCCTGTGTACTGGGTAGCAGTTACTATAGAGCCTGCATTAAACTGATAATGCTTAGTACCAAATCCCACCTTAAAGC